GCCCGGAACAGACGTGATTCCAAACTGCCCCGGAGGGGGCGTAGGCGCACCGATCATTTGCTAGTCTCCTTAAACGCGCGCCCTGCTCGCCGCAGGGTCGTTGACCTTCACTGCCGAGACCCTGAAAGGCACAGGGTCCGTCACCTTGAACTCCATCATCAGGCCGGGAAAATCGAAGCTGCCCAAGGCGCGGAACTCCGGGCGCACCCGGTATTGCGTCTGCTGGCCGAGCTTGCAGCTATCGTAGGCGCTCCACGTCTGGCCGCCGTCCCGCGAATATCTCATGTAGAGCAGCGGGTCGTAACCGGAGGTCGGAGAGGTAAGCGGCGTCTGGCCGGGGTTCGTCCACAGAGCCACCGAATAAACCGGGGTGATCGTGTCCAAGGGCTGCGCGGCGGTGAACCGCCGTTCCAGCGACGCCCCCATGTCGTCCCATTCGTCCCAGCCCATGAGCTGCCCGGTGGTCTGGTGGCCGAGATATGCGACCTTGCCGACCATCGCGGCGGCGGCGACGATCCACTGTCCTCCGCTCGACTGGAACTCGCACCACTCGCCGGTCGCCATGTCATAGGCGAGGGTTTCCGTGTCCAGGCGGACGCAGACGAACTCGTGACCCTCCAACTGGAAGGTGAACATCTTGACGTTCGTGGAATCGAGGATGCGTTCCTCGATGGCGTGCGTAGAAATCCGCTCAGGCACGTCACCGATCCGGTAAACAGACGAGTTGGAGCCGACGAAGACCAACGTGTTGTCGGCTTTTACAACAGCCCCCGTGGAATGAATGCCCTTGTCGAACGCCACCTGCTCCAGCCTGGTGAACGGCAGGGCCGCGTCACCTGTGTGCTGCCACGTCTCGACCGTCGATTGGCCGAACAGCCAGATGTTGTCGCCGAGCGCCTTGATATCGAGGAGAAGGTCAGGCTCGCGTTCCGCCGAGGCGAAATCGAGCGCCGCCCATGTCCTTCCGTCGAGGGGCGAGGACCAGTAGAACTTCTGCGTCGAGGCGCGGATCGCGACGAACAGCGAGCCGATGTAGTCCACAGCCGTCACCGAGGCGGAATCCGGGAAGGCGACGTTGGCGATGTTGGTCCCGTTGTAGCTCCGCATGGTGGAGCCGCGACACACCAGCAATTCATTCTCGCCCCCGGCAAAGGACGGAACGCCGGACCCCGCAACCGTGCCTAGCGAGGTCGTTCCCCGGTAGAGCGTGGTGTTGGAGATCGAGAACACGTCGCCCGACAGCGTGCCGCGCTTGGAATACATGCCGTTGATCGGGCCGCTGCCAGCGGTTGCGAGAAGCCCCAATCCGGGACGTGAAAGCAGCGCCACCCCGCCCTCGGAGGTGTTCGACTGCTCGACGAACATGTTGATGAGTTCCAGAGGGGGGAATGACCCATTAGTCCGAACGTATGATCCGGCCCCGTAGGAAATACTTGGCATTTAGAGGGCCGCTCTGGTATATTGTGCCATGCCCAAAGCCCTCCAATTAGCCGCACAATACGGCTCATTGACTGTTCTTGGCCGCGTGACTGGCGGCGTCCAAGGCGTTTGGCAATCCCTAGAAATAATCCGCCGTGCGCGGTTCCTGCGTCGAGCCGCGCTTATCCATGATGTTTCTGAGGAAATGCCGCGCGGTCGCCACCGTGGTCGGGTTGGGGTTGCCGCCGAAATGTCCGAGGAAGCCCCCGGAGGTCGCAAGGCAGGCCGCCAGCCCATAGGCGTTGCGCCCGGACAGCGGGGCCGTGTCCCCCGAAGCAAGCCCGATCAGATTGACCCAGGCCGTGCGGTCGTAAATCTTGGCCGCCCTGGTCCCCGCTTCGGTCAGTGATTCATAGACCGCCATGTCGCGGGGCTGGCGCGTCTCGCCGTCGGCATCGACATAAACCGAAGTCGGGGCGGTGAGGGTGATCCCGGTCGGGACAAAATAGCGCTTGCCCTCTTCGGCGGTGTCGTTCTCTTCGAGGTAGATGTCCTCAAGCTCGCCGAACATTCCGCCGGTGAGCCACTGGTCGTAAAGCGCCTGCAAGGCGATGACGCCCTCGGCGGTCTCGTTCGCGGTCGGATCGACCCCGATGCCGAGGACGCCGTTCATCCGCATGGCGTAGGCAATCACCTGCGCGACAGTCGCCATCGCTCACTCCCGCCATGTGAAGAAAAGGGGGCGAGCCGCGAAGCCCGCCCCGGTAGTTACGGATTCAGGCTCGGCGTGGTCGCCGTCGAAGCCGCATAGTTGGTATCGGTCACACCGGCGTCGGCATTGAGCTTGGTCGCCAGCGTGTTGTGATCCGACTTCAGCGCCTCGATTGCCGCGATGATGTCGGAAAGCAGAAGCACGAGGTCAGCCTGGTGAATGCTGTTCGTGCTGATTTTGCGCTTAACTGCCATCGTCTCTCTCCTGAAAAAAGGAGGGGGCAGGTTTCCCCACCCCCTCAGTCGAGTTAGACGGCGGCTGCCGCGACGTAGCCCTTGAGGACGCCGTGCATCTTCGAGTTGAAGACGCACTTCTTGACGCCCAGCATCTCGTGGATGGCAACGCCATGCACGAAGCCGTAGTCGCGGGTTTCCGTGGCCGACTTGGTGCGCTGCGCCCAGGCGATGCCAAGCGCCTGCGCCCCGCACAGGAACACCGGCTCGACACGCGCCGACGAAGCGCCGACGTTGCCGGTTGCCGGGATTTCCTGAATCTTCCGGATGACCACCCCGTCATACATGAGGTCGCCGTCCTTGAAGAGCGGATTGCCGTCACCGCGCACTTCGCCTTCACGAAGGGTCTGCGCGAGGTCGGCCTTGAGGTCACGGAACGCGCCCGAACCGACAAACAGGACATAGTTTTCGCTGTCCTCACCCACCACGACCGGGCGGATGATCGGGGACGCCTTCTCGGCCTTCGCCTTCAGCTTCGAGACAATCTCCTTCGTCAGGGTCATGCTCGAAGTGATGAGCGCCAGGTCAGCCGAGTGGTCGGTCAAGCCGCCCACTGAGCCGTCTCCGAACATCACACGGTCGTTGTTGGCAACGAGCCAGCTATCCTTCGCGCCCTCTGTCGCCAAGGCGTAGGTTGTCCCGTCGATGTCGTCGAGCGCCGTGATGATGTCCGAGCGCAGCCTCTTCAGCGACCAGTTGCGAAGCTGCTCCTTGGCAGCGTTGCGAAGGTCGATTCCGGTGAACTGCTCCTGGTTCATCGTCACCGCGACCGCGTTGCGGCGGGTGGCAACGGTGATCGGGAACTCATACTGGCTGAGCGCCTCTTCGTTGCCTTCCAGCAGCGAGTCACCGGTCACGCCAGCGCCCGTCAGCTCGGTAATCAGGGCAAGGTGGATGCGATCACCCGCACTTTTGGTCAGGTCTTCCTTGACCTGGATGATCGAGTTGGAGGTCGTCCCCATATACCGGTTGAACCGGTTTTTGCGGACGTAGGAGACGAAGTAGTCGTTGTCCCATTTCTGTTCAACGAGATTGGCGGTTACGGTAGTAAGAGCCATTGTCAGGTTCCTTCTGGCCCCCCGAAGGGGGCGCTGGGACGCGACGCTTCACAGCGTGGCATCTCGGTTGGGTTCAGCCCTTGCGACCCAATATGTCGTCAAGGGATGGCACGCTCATGCTCGGCGCGGAGACCGATGATCTCGCGCTCTGCTCGGCGGCCAGCGTCTCAGGGATCGAAGTGTTCTGCGGAGCGGGTGCCTGGGCCTGCAATGCCGCCTGGACACGCGCGTTGACCAGCCCGTCGATCCCGCCATACTGCATGATCTCGGTCTGTATCTTCGCCGTGTTGTAGGCATATTCGGCCGGGTTCGGTGCCCGGTAAAGCTCTTGGATCAGGTTCGGATTGACCTGCGCCATTCGCTCGAAGACCTGCAGCTTCTCCATGTAGTCGGGGATGCGGGCTTTCGCCTCTTCCGCCGAGTAGGCGATGCGCTGCGTCTGGAAGGTCTGGTAAGCCTCCTGCCGTGCCGCCGCGACCGCCGTCTGGAAGGCCTCCGACTTCAGGTAGTTGACCCAGCCTTCCGGGTCTTCCCACTGGTCAGGGGCGGGCTTCTGTTGCTGCTGCTGGAGGTAGTAAGCCTCAAGCTGCTGCAACCGTTGTTCCGCTTCCTGCCGTCTCCTACGTTCTCCGATCAGGGCAGCATGGTCTAGCTGCGGTTCCTGCGATGATGGCGACTCATCGCTCGTTTCGCCCTTGGGCGCGAAGCGTCCCTTTTCGTCGCGCGGCCTGTCTGCTTTCGGCGCTTCCGCCTCGGCTTCGGGCTGCGTTTCGAACGTTTCTGCCGGTGCCTTGGTGGCCTCCGGCTGTTCAACGGTATTGGCTTCGCTCTCCCCCTTCAGGAAGTCGTCCAGGTTGTCCATGTTGTCCTCGTGTGCGCCCTTCTCGATGGCGAACTCGGCTGCTTTGAGTGGTTGCAGCTACCTGAAAACGCCCACTTGGCCCCGGCGACGGGCTTTCCACGTCCTCTCGACGTTGAAACTCTAATTGGCTTTCAGGATGGCGAGATGTTCGTCGATCTCGCAGGCCATGCGCGGCTTGCGCTCGGCCTTCTCCGCGTCCGTGAGGCGGTCGTATTCGCGCTTGATGCGCCTGATCTCGCCCCAGTGATAAATGTTGCGCGCGTCGGCCTCGGCCTGCGCGATGTCTTCCTTGCTGAGTGAACGCCGCATCCGGCGGTTCATGCCAGAATCTCGTCCAACGTGGGTTGGACAAACTGATTGCCCAACTCGATGACCTGTTCTGCGTTGGCGAATGCGCGCCGAAGCTGGCTTTTACGCTTGCCGGAAAACTGCGTATAAACCGAGACGCCGTGCCGCCGGTATTTGGTCGCTTCGACGACTGCTCGCATCGGATCGTCGGCGCAAACGATTGCCAAATCGCACTTCACATCGGCGCTCCAGATTGCATCCCGGCTTTTAAGCCCTCGACCATCGGCCTGACCTGCTCGGTCTGGGCTTTGGCGGCGGTGAGCGCGGTTTCCGCCCGCGTCTTGCCGACCTCGGCTTCCGCATTGGCGACTTCCGCCTGCATCCCGCGCATCTGCATTTCCTGCATCGGGTTGGGCTGGCTCGCCTGCTTTTCCATCTCGTCAACGATGTCGAGAAGCTTCTGCTTGTCGCGCAGATTCGACGCCTGGATGACCAGCCGAAGCATTGCCGGTTGCGGCGGAATGACCCCCGTTCCGAGAAGCTGCATCAACTGCTCGAACTGCTCGATCTGAAGCGTCGGGGTCTCGGCGATCTCGTCGATCTCGATGTCCACGTCCAACTCGGCGATGACGTTGGCGGGCTGCATCATGCGCGGGTCGAGCATGATCTGCTGCTCGTATTGCCGCGCCGTCATCTCATCGATCTGGCCCGTCTTCAGCGCCTCTCCGAGCTTCTGCATCGCGATGTGGCCCTGCGTCACGTTGACCCCGACGAAGCGCACGTTCTTGTCGTCGTCGGTGACGCGCACCCAGCGCTCCCCGGTCCAATACTGGCGGATGCGGTTCCAGATTTGCCGGTAGAGCCTCAAGGTGAAATGCCTCAGCCCGTCGAGCAATGGCGTCATCTCGGTCATCGACGCCTGCTGCATCGCCATGACAGCCCTTCCCGACTGCGACTGCCCCTCTTTCCCGGCAAGATAAGCTGAAGGCCCGATATTGCCCTTCAAGGACTGGCGTGTGTCGGCGAATATCTGGAACTGGCCCGCCTCGCGGTTGTTGTTGCCAAGTTCCTCGACTTCCCCGGCCCCGGCGACGATCACCCCGTCCGGGCGCGCCATTTCCTTCCTGATCTTCTCGGCGTCCTGCCCGACCGCCGGATCGACCCGCACCTTGGCGTTGTTGACCATGTGCAGGAACTTGGATCGCCGCTTGTTCACCTCATCCTGAAGCGGGATCATGTCGCGGACGATGCCGTAGCGGTCGTTGTCGCTATCGACATAGGCCGATTGCAGGATCAGCGGGTTTTCGGGGTTGCCGTCCTCGTCGATGAACGGGGAGGGCTGGGACTCCTCAAGCTCTCCGGCCAAGGTAAAGACGCAGCGGTGCCACACGCCGTCCTTCAAGTGATAGTGCGTGTTGATCCGCACCCGCTTGCGCTTGTTGTCATACCAGGTCGCCCACTTGGGCTTGTCGTCGTAGGTATCGAAGGTCGAAGAGGTGCGCTGGTTGACCGTCTTGTCGATGATGTCGGCCTTGTCGCGCCACTTGTGCTTCGCCTTCTCGGCGTCCATCCACGTCACATATCCGGTGAACATGGCGTCGCTGAAATCGGCTTGGCTTGAGTGCGGGTCGTGATACAGCCGCCAGTGCGCGATGTGCGTCACCTTCGGGTCGATCTGGCCCTTGACCCTCTGCACCGAGACCTCGACCCCGCCGGAGCCCTCGACCAGCAGGTTCGAGAACACCGCCGACTTCTTGATGTCGATGTCCTGGTCGTCGGAGACATACCGGAGCGCGTCGGTCGCGGCTTCCGCGTCCTGGTCGTGCGCCTGCGTCCTCGGCCACGCCTTCGGGTCGGTGCGCGTCTGGCGTTCCAGTCCACACAGGGCTTCCACCTTCGGCTTGATCAGGTTTTCCGGCGTGATCGGCTGCTTGCGCGCCCTTAGGGTGGCAAGCTCTTCCTCGGTGAACTGGTCGCCGTCGAAATAGTCGCGCGCCTTCTCGGCCTCGGCACGACCGTTGATGTGGGCCTCTTCCGCCTCTTCAAAATGGCGGACGTAAATCAGGTAGTCATCGCTCATCGCGCAGCCCCCGCCCAAGCAATGCCTGTCTTCACGCGGTAGGCATGGCCGCGACTGATGCCCCACTTGCGCGCGATGGTGTTGCAGCCAAGCCCGCTGGAGCGGATTGCCGCAACGTCATCCTCGCTAAGAACCGCGCGCCCATTCTTGGCCCTCGGGTGCGACACATACTTTGCGCGGCCCCGCGAATGCATATCGGCCATGTTGTCGGCGTGAGTGCCAAGCTGAAGATGCGCCGGATTGCAGCAGCCTGGATTGTCGCAGGAATGGCGGACGATCATTCCAGCGGGGATCGGCTTATTGCTAGCGAGCATATAAGCAAGCCTGTGAGCACCCTCATTGCCGTAGCTCGGGGACACGCGCAGCACGCCATAGCCGAAGATGGTCTTCGCGCGGGCGATCCATGGCCAACATTCACCATCGCCGCGAACATCGACCTTTGGCCAAAACCGCTCGGCGGCTATGTGCTTGACATAAGCGAGATAGT